TCAGCGGCGATATTCCTTCGGGTCCAGAAACTCGGCCAGGCAGGAGCCCACACGCAGCGCCTGCTCGCGCGCATCACCGCGGTATTCGCCCTGCCCCGCACCTTCGATCGTGGCGATCGGCGAGGCGCGGTCGCGGTGATACACGAACGCCGTCGACGACCACTGCGTCTGTCCAGGGGCCTGACTTTCCATCGTTTCCACGCGGAACTCACCGCAGTACCCGTGAATCAACGTGCGTCGAAGTGTTTTGTGCGTCATGCGCGGAAGTATCGCCACGTGCAGTTGAAGACGACGTGGAAAAAACCGCCGCGACCCGGCCGGGCGCGCGCAAATGCAGTCATTTCCTTTACTCCCCCCCGGCGCACGCTGCCGGGCCTCCTTGGGGACGCAACCGGCAGCGCCCGGACGCTGGCGTGACAGCGCAGAGCGACACGGCAATTCGTCCAGCCGCATGCGACAGGTCTGCCGGCAGACGCAGCACATCCACCTGCAGCAATCGCTGCAACGTGGCATCAATAAAAACGGGAGGAGATTGCACATCCGGCGATTGCCGGGAAGCCTTGCGATCGAAGGCTTGGAAATGGTGGCCGAGGACGGAATCGAACCGCCGACACGGGGATTTTCAATCCCGAACCGCAAATCTAAGTAACTGATCCCTAAGCCTTTCTCTGAGTCACTTGGAGAAAGCGCGAATGAAACAGAAGGCTCTGACGCGGCATGAAAAGCTGGCACTGGTGCAAATTTGGCTCAAGCTTTTGGCATGGGCCTGCGCCGTTTGGATCACACCAGCAAACGCCGATCCACGGGTGACGCAGCTGTCAGTCGAACTCTCTCAACCAGGGGAGACGATGGATGCCTTCATCCTCCGCATAGCACCAAGGCTGAACAAATTCACAGCGAACCTGCGCGCAGAAGTCTGCGGAACAATTCGCACAGAGCAAGGTCGGCATGCTGTGGTTATCCGCACCTACCATGACCGGTACAGCTGCTTCGTTGAGCGCGACGGGCTGCCATACGTGCACACGCATCCAAGTCTGTTGAAAGACTGCTGGACGTTCAGCCTGGAGGATTGGAAGCGGCCCGGCTACCTTGTCACTGAGATAGGAGTGCGCTACCAAGACACTCGGCGCTCTAGAAAAGTCAAGCCAAGACGCTAAACCGCTGCAGCTGACCGGCAGCCCTCGTCCATTTGGCAGGACAGCGCGGTGAGCGACTACTTTGCTATGGTTCGCGCGAACTCTGCCGCAACCTCGAAAGCCTGAACGATCGGCAACGTGCGCGGCGCGGGTACGAGCGGGCTTCCGGGGATTGGAAGAAACACGTCGGCATAGTGCTGCTCCCCGCGGTGTACTGATGCAACTACAACCGCGCCACTAGGCCCTACATTCAGCACGTCCCAACGATCGCGATCGGTGCGATCTCCTATCACGGGGTTGTGCCAATTCATACGGTTGGGTAGATCTGGCAGCGTAATGCCTGCTGGAGCAATGACATTCGGCTCCTGAGATCGCCGGAGAGCGGCGCGGTGCGCAGATCGGGATGGCATGGCTTATCTATCCTGTTGGTGGCTGTTGCTGGTCACGCTGCTAGCCGATGCTCGTAGTACGGGTGCCGCTTGTCGTCGAAAATCGCCTGCAGCGCCTGAAGGTTGGCCGGATCCGGATTGAGCCAGGCGTCGACGTGCTCGGGCTTGATGTTGATGATGGTCCGATCGTGTCCCACTGCGGCCACCTCGGGCTCCGGCTCGTCGGTGATGGCGGCGAAGCTCAGCAGGTCCGGCTGCTCGCCGGCGGGATCTGTCCAGCGGGACCACAGGCAGGCCACCAGCATTGGCTCGCGGTCGCTTGGCTGGAACTGCACCACGCGATTTTTGCCGTCCGGCCCTTCCACGTTCTCGTAGAACCTGCCGACGACCAGCAGGCCGTGGGTATAGCCGAACTGCTCGCGCCAGAACCCCTGAAGGCTGTCCCGCCGGGCGTTGTAGGTGCCCGGGTATTTCGTGTCGTAGATCGGCGGCTTGCCGGCCGGACGGCACTGGTACCGCATCGGCTTGATGACGCGCTGGGCGCCCTCGGAGATGATCACCGGCGCGTAGTAGCCGGGGAAGATGCGGTAATCCCGCGCCTTTGGTTCGGTCCGCTGCAGGTCAGCGATGCGGCCCTTGATCTGCTCGATCTTGGTCGTGGCGATGCGCTGGTCGTTCGCCGCCTTCTTGGTCGGCTTGGCGCTGGCCAGCACCCGCTCTGCATCTGCCAGGCGTCGGGCCTGCTTGAACAGTTCCTGTTCCAGGGCCTGCGTGTCCTCGGCGTCCCATACGGCAAGCTCTGCGGCGATCGCGGCCACGCCGCCCTCCCCGCCCGCGCGAAATGCATCGTCCATTGCCTTCGGGGTCTTGGGCCGCTTCTCCGCCTCGCCCTGCCGAAGCCACAGCTTGGAGAACTCCTCGATCGACATGATCGCCCCGAAGTTGCGCACCAGCTTTCGGTAGTCGGCCTGGATCTCAGCGGAGTAGCACATGGCGGACCCTCAGCAGTCGCGGTCGCTGTTCTCCAGGCCATGCCAGGCCAGGATCTCATCGAGCCGCCGGGAGACGAATTGGGCATCCTCCCCCGTGACGGCACCGTCGCCGACGACATCCGCCATGCCGGCAAACGCTTGCCAGAAGTGGCAACGGTCGGGGCTGTTTGCCAGCAGCGCCGGCACGGCCGCGTCCAGGTTGTCGAGGTGGGTTCGAAGCTGGGATCTGTCCATGCCCGCAGTATCGGCAGCACCGTCTCAGGGCGTGAGACAGGTGGCCGTAGACTGCTGGCATGGAGACCACCACCCCCAGCCTCTTCGAACAGCTGCAGCAACGGCTGGTGGCCGCGTCCGAGCCGCTAGAGGTCCTCAATCAGTTCGAGGCGGAGCTGCTATTTGCCTTTCCTAGTGAGGCAACGGCAGTTGTTGAGTTGGTCGCGTCGTGGGGCCATCGCCTCGGCGTGCTCACTCGCGAGGATCTAGATGGATTTATCTAGGATCTAAACCGTTACGCTAATAACTAGCTTCCATGAACAGCGGAAACTGCCGATAAAACTTTCTATATTTTTCCACCTCGGCTACTTCGAGCCTCACTCCTTCTGAGATAACTGCTTGTTCGTATTCCTCCACCGAAAGCGAGTTAGGCAGATGACGATCTAATGTAATTTTTTCCCTCAACGTCACTGGAGCCAAATCCATCACACAATATTTAACGTCCGATTTCTCATCCGACAGTCCTGTATGAGCCTTGAACATCTCATCCCACTTTTTACGGCTCGCCTCAGAGATTATTGCGCCCCCCACTGTCACCATGTCCGCGTTGTCCTTGTGGTGCATTAAGAACAAAGGCTTGAAACCAAATTCTCCATCAGCGTCTTTGCGAGCGAGTGAAACCACGGTATGCCACATATAATTAAGGATATAAGACCCTAAAAATCTCGGAAAGTCATTATCACTTACATCTCCTGTAGGACCAGGAGCACTTGCAGCATCCAAAAACTCTTTCGGAGCAGAGCTGATACCCAAAAAGGCAGCGACGACGCCGGCTCCGTTCCGCGAAGAAGTCGAGCCAGAAACAAACGACGTTGGCTTGGGCCGATAGGTGCCTCGAGCGCCATTAACAGTTACAGCAACAATGGAATCTCTAGCCGATTTCTGCAATAAGGTAGATAGATCTAAAACCACTGACTCGTTCAAACGGCCGTCATAATCAAGCCAAGCAACCAAAGGGCGGGTCCACAACGCTGCGTTGACTCTATTTTCAAGAACTTCGCCACTCTCACCACCGATAACCTTGATGGTAGAAAACGGGCGATTAAATTCCGCTCTTGCCGCATGAGGCTCATGCTCAATAGATATCATGTCATCAAGATGAAGAAGTCTGTGAGCAATTTTAAAATCGTTGAACCACATCGAACCGAACCCAAGGTACCACTGAGCAGAAAGCTTGAATTCTTTTTTTGCAGAATAAACGACATCAAAAAAGAGCTTTCGTTCAATTGCCTTGTTAGTTCGCAACACGTAGTCAAAACGCTGGAAAGATGGCGCGCTCATTGACCCATTTCCACAGCTTTATAGTATTCAAAGGTGTACGCCCCCAGATCCTTGAGTGACATCCCAGCATTACCAATATGATCTTTAACGGCTTCCACCTCTTTCCGATCTCGCTTATAAGCAATATTTACAAGATCCGGGCGCTGAACCACGTCGACTCTGGGCAAAAGCAGAGGTTGAGCGACAACTAGCGTGCCGATGTCCACCTTCTTGCTACTGCTTTCCGCAGTACGCGCTTTATCGGGATCAGACTTGCGCCTATTTGTGTACTCCATAAATAATCTGGAGACATTTTTCATTTTAACTAATGCACGTCTGTACAAAGCATTAGACACGTCCAGTTCACGCTTAGTCGTAGTCCACGGAAGCGCCCGCTGGTCGGACGTTTCGAAAAACAAATACCCTGCAAAGCCGTTGTACTGAGGATGCCAGACATTGAAGCCATCCACGCCCCAAATAGTTTTCTCTGTTTTGTCCGCAGCCAAGACCACGCGGCCATTACAAATTACGAACCAGCCGAACTGCTCTACTTTGTCTGGCCTGAGATCATCCGGAATATCACCAGGAAGCTCTTCAGCCAAACCAGCAAGTATTCTTACGCGGACACCTGCATCGTCATAAGACTCAACGAACGGCCTTAACTCGTCCGACTGCTTCAAAACATATTTGTACGCCGGGACCAACGTATTGTTAACGCGGATTCTAAGCCCCTGTGCAATAAAGAAAGCGTAGTCTCTGGCAACATCGCGAATAAACTGCGTTTCGAATGAAGGGTCGTTAAGAATACTGCTGACCCCCGCATTCAGCGATTGAACCTCAATTTTCGATCCCTTCTGCTCAACCACAGGAATATCGACATAGTCAAAATCCCAATCAACTGATTTTTCCCACTCCGCAACGTCAATTATTACCTGGAACGATGCATCACTAGCGTGGCTTGTCACCCGGCACATCTGCCCCAGTTTGAAAATGGCACGCTTCATACCTATACCGTAAAGACCAATCCCCCCCTTAGTCTCTGCGGGCGCATCTATTCTTCGGCCAAAGTGGAAAGCGTAATCAATAGCATCACTCAGGCGGATACCTCCGCAATTGTCTTCTATCGAAAAAAAATCATTCCGCCAAGCTAAATTGATTTCATAACTAGCAAGACTTTGTTTATCACCCGGCATATGGCCACGCCGGGCTCCGTCTATAGAGTTGTCTAGCAGATCAAATATGCAGTCCCTTAGAGAAATATCGCGAGTTATCATAGTGACAAAAAAATCCTTTGTTGCATTCGCATGTATCTTCCTAACTGCCACCTGAGAACTCGCTTCATTATTCATTTTTTTCCACCTAATCCATAGCTCTATGTATTGACGCCAATATTGATTCAGCAACTATCGGGCTAACGCTATTTCCTATTTGTCGAAATGCATGCCACTTTGTTGGATGGAATTGGAACCAATCGGGAAAGCCCTGTAAACGAGCTGCCTCTCGCGGTGAAATCACCCGCGGAGAGGAAGGATGAAGTGGCCTAAGCGCTTGGTGGCTTCCTCTATCTGGCCCTGTACCAGCCCGCAAAGTCGGACAATAGCCATCCCTATCCAATCGGTAGCACTTTGATATTGGATCCGTCTTTCCCGGCTTAACTAGGGAAAACCTGCGAACCGACTCGCTCGAATGAACTGTCCCCAAAAATCCAGAAACAAGGCGCTCTTGCTTGAGTTTTATAATGGATTCCTGATCGCCCACGCCCACAGGGATCACGCCTTTGAGCCGCTGCTCGAATTCTCCAGCATCCCACTCTGCTACTTTTCTCCAACCAGAGATTTCGTTAGACCAAGATGAACGAATGGCAGGCAGCCCCCTAAGAGCCCTCCCCACTCTAACGTCCTCTTTTTCTTCTGGTAAAAAATTCGCTTCGCTGAGATTACCCACACAATCTGGATCATACCCAACAAAGAATACCCGCGTTCTAATTGTAGGAGCGCCATAATCAGACGCTTTCACCAGGATCGGCTTTAGCAACCTATATCGTTTTGGAACCTGCGAGAGGGCTTCTGCTAGCACCCCTGAATTTCTTACCTTCAATATCCCGGGGACATTTTCTGCAACAAAGAACGAAGGCCCCACCTCGCTGACCAATCTAAAAAAATGGCTGAACAACTGATTTCTTGGATCGCTGGCGCTTTTCTTTCCTATGTCGCTAAAGCCTTGACAAGGGGGACCGCCGATAATCCCAAGATCGCTACCATTCACAACACCAGCTGATTCCAGAATTTCCGCAGCCCTGACCTCAGCAATATCAGCTTTAATGTGCCGGCTCGATGGAAAATTTTTACCATGGTACGCAATTGCATTAGCATCCCACTCATATGCTGCTTTTACATCAAAACCAGCACGAGCAGCGCCGAGCGACAGTCCGCCGACGCCCGCAAAGAGATCTACAACCTTTCTCATGCTAGATTTTGGCACTTTGATTAGACACTCAAATATATCCGTTCGAGATCACTGAAAATTTAGCATCCACAACCAAGCGGTAGGTTGCTATTGCAGAGGTCGCAGGCCTTAGCACTTCGCTTTGTTAAATCGGAGACTACCAAGACGGCTACGCTCTAACTATGCAGTGTGCGATGCAAAAAGAAAACAGGCCACGTCTGAGCGAACATTGGCCGCACGGGGCCGGGAGTTTGGGCGTGTCGGCACAGTACAGCCCGCTCAGACCACATGTTCCTCCAGCTTAAGCAAGCTGGCGGCAATTGCCCTGTCCGATGCCGCCTTGATCAGAGCCTGAAGCTTCCAGCCGGCCAAATCCTGCGGCGCCTCAGCGCCGGCATAGCGGATGGCGTAGGTCGGGGCAATCAGGTCGGCGATCGGCGCAGCCAGCACGCCGAGGGCGGTGCCACGGTCTTCGACCTGGAACGTAACGGTGCCGGTGTCGTTGGTCGGGTTCCAGATGATGGTGATCTGCCGCGCAATCGGGTCGGCATCTGCGTCGGGTGCGGCGACGTTGGAATCGTAGGCGGCGCGCGTGGCCGCCTTGATACCCAGCAGCAGATGCACGCCGGGTTCGGTCACCGTGTCGCCTGGCACCTTGACCAACTCTCCTGTCGCCGGGTCTGGCTCGGTCGTTGCTGGTGCGGTGATGTCGTAGCTACGGCCGATCAGGTCGCTTATCTGCATCGTGAGCACGCGCAGGAAGAAACGCTCCAGCGTCTGGGTCCAGCCGTCGGGGTGCGGCTTGGTGGTCATCTGCTCAAGGTGGAACTCGACCGGTCCGTCATTGGTGGCCGGGTCCCAACGGATCTCAATGCGTGGGGCCAATAGGCGCGTTGTGGTGCCGAAAGTCGGGTTCTGGCTGATGATCATTTGGCTACCTCCATGCCTTCCAGCGGGCCGTCGATCCACGCCATGATCCCCATGCCGCGCACGGACACTGCATAGGTATCCCAGCCGGTTCGCTCATCCAAACCTCTGCCGTACTTCTTGACACTGACCACGTCTGGCGTGACCACGAAAGCCCCACGCCCGTCGCCGCGCAGAAATTCTACGACGGCACCGAGTGTCGGCTCGATGTTTCGGCAGTTGGCCATGGCTTCGGCCAAGGCGCCACGGTGGGGTCGAATCTTCATGCTATTTCCAGTGTGACACGTGATCATGATTAGTATCCGGTGACGTCGATGATGGGAGAGCGCACCCAGGCCTGGCCGTAGTTGCCAGGGGGCGGCTGAGGAGTTCCGCTAGTGCCTGTGCGCAGATCCTGGGCGGTATCGATGGTGGCAATCGAAGCGACATTGCCGTTGATATTGACCACGCCCTTGCGCCACAACTGCTGCACCTGCCATTGCGGGCCGCCGCCAATCAGGCCGCCGATGGCCAGCATGATGTTGCCGGTGGAGCCGGCCAGCGCGGCGTAGGTCCGGCCTGCGGGCAAGGTGATCGACCCGCCCTGATTGGCATTTCCCTGCAGCAACGCCCGCACCTTCATGTACTTCAGCGTAGCGTCGAAGTGCACCTCACCGGTGTCGGGATTGGTAATCACCAGGTAGTCCCGCCGCCCGAAGTTCGGCTCGTCGAAGACGTAGGCCGCAAAGCTGCCGCTGGTCGTGAAGCCGCTGAACGTAAAACTGTTTCCGCTCTGGGTGCGTGTGGCGAGCACGGCGTTGCTCTCACCAAGAAAAGCGATGGCCGGATTGGTGCCGGTGACAGTCAGGCTCCAGGCCTTGAGCACGCCACTGCCAGCGGGGGTGATCGTCTGCTTCGACGCCAGCGCCAGGTTCTTCCAGGTTTCAGAGATGACAACGCGATTGGGGCCGGCCTCGAAGATTGCATAGGCCATCAGAACCTCCCGTAAAACAGGGTGCCGCCGGCTCGCGCGCCGACGTTTGCCGCCGGCGATACCCAACTGATGGTGTTGCCGTCGTCACTGAAGTACGGCAGCAGGCTGTTGCCTGCGCCGCTATCGGCCACGAACCAGTAGTACAGCTGGTTGGCGCTCCCTGTGACCGGCACCGGCACAGACCCATTGCTGCCGCTGGCGATGGCGACCGCACCCATGTGTTGCGTCAGCAGGTCCGAGTCGGGCTGATCGGTTACCTGCAGCAGCACGACGCCGGTGTCGGCGTCGTTGATGATCAGGACGTTGGTCATGTCACTCCATACCCGAGGGCAACCACACGGCGGCCGTTGGGCGCGTAGGCGTAGAACTTCCCGCCGACGAACTCATTGCGGCCGCCACCTGGCGTGGCGCCGATGATCTCCACCACGTCAGCGGAGAACGTGATCTTGCCGATCACTCCGTCGTTGACCGAACGCATGCCAACCACCTTCCCGTTCACGTCCAGCGCCAACGTGTACGACGCCGAGTAGCTAGCGAACCCGTTTTCGTTGACCGTCATCCGTGCTTCCAGCGATTGCGTGACGGACGCCTGCTCCAAGACAGAGGTGTCATCGGTCCACAACGTAGCGACCAGCCCCGGCTCCACCTTGAGCTGCCTGAAGTACGTTGGCCCCGGAGTTCCTTCGACGATCAGCCGCACTAATAGCCGAGTCGTGCCCGAAGGTGCGTTCACGCTTATTTGAAATCTCTTCCAGACAAGCCAGCTGCCAGAGTCAGCTGAAACCGACACCGATCCAATCAAGCCGGACGAGTTGTATGCACCGATCTCTAGCCTAGACACCCCATTACCATTGGTTTTTAGGATGTCCCCCGACAATGTGTAGATGCCGGCAGGTGTGTCGTTTACGAACTGCTCCGCCGCGGCCCCGCCAGACGTGGCAGGCATCACCAGGTAGGGCCCGTTCAACGCGTTATTGAACAGGACCGCTCCGGCAGGTAGGACCCAGCTCGAAGACCCTCGGGCAAAGGTGGGATTCTTCAGCATGTTGGCGTTGATGTTCGTCTTTGCCACCACGGCCGTGACCGCGGTACTGGTGGCGTTGGCCTGATTGCCCACCTGCTGCACCTGTGAGCTCAGCGCGTTGAGCGCCGAGGTGTCGGCTTTGCCAGCCACTGCTGCGTTCGTCGCTTCAATGCGTTGGCCCAGCGCCTGATCACCGCCGCTGCGCGCCTGATCTACGGCATTCACAGTTGCCGAAGTCGCAAGAACGCCATTGCCGGCCGGCATGCGTGCCTCCACAACCACCACCCGCTGGCCAATCGCCTCATCGCGCCGGACCGCCGCCTCATCCACTGCCGTGACTCTTGCCGCTGTCTCGAGGGCACCGTTACCAGACGGCATGCGGCCCTCTACAGTTCCGACGCGCCGGCCTATCGCAGAGTCTGCATTCGTCAGTGCCGCAAAACCCTCCGAAACCCATGCGGATGGAGCCAGCTGCCCGTCGCCCGCAGGTAGGCGGGCATACACCGCTGATAACCGGGTGACCTCGGCCGCCAGGTTGTTCGCCGTCTGCGTTGCCATGTCGACTGCGGCCGCCATGGCCTCGCCCGCGCTCGCGTAGTTGCCCACGTTCTGCCACGTGGCGTCGTTGCCCGCTGGCACCACGCCGGAGTTTGGCACCCGCGCCCGGTACAGCCGCCCGTCGTGGCGCACGAAGTCGCCCTTCGGATACTGCGACGTCGCGTTCCATTCGTCAGCGTTGACCAGGTCGCCCAGGGTGGCATTGAGCGCGTCCGCATGTGCGATCGCATCCTCACGTGCCTTGTTTGCTGCCGCCAGAGCGGCCTCGGCGATCTGGCGGTCGCGCGCCGCAGCTTCCAGGAAGCCCTGCCGGACCTCTTCGGTGGTCTGGTCGATCGCCTGCCGCATTTCCTCCTGCAGCTCGCCCAGGTTCTTGCCGAGCGACTTGGTGACGTACTTGGCCGCCACCGACAGCGTGCCGTTGGTATTGCGCGAGCGGATAGCGAACGTCCACTTGCCCGAGGCCGGAATGGGCGAGTCGAACGCACCGGTGTGGTAGCCGCTGTCGCCGACCGGCGTCATGGCTTCCCACGCCGGCATCGGCGCGCCCTGCTCCGGTGCCGCGGTGTAGCGGATCTCCGCGCCGGCCAGGTTGGCCGAGCGGATGGTGTCGTTCCAGAAGCCCCAGGTGTAGCGCCGGATGCCGCCGGAGATCTCCTCCACGTCGAACAGGTCGTAGTTCACCGGCGGTGCGTCGGCGCCGATGGTCGTGAAGATCAGCGAGGCACCGATACCCATCTGCCCCTCCGGGCCGAACGGGCGCACGTTAATCGTGTAGGTGCCGGCGCGCGGGATCCGCCACCGCGCCGTGCGGGTGCGCGTCTGCGCCACTTCCTGCAGCTCGCCGTTGCCGTCTGACGCCGAGGCATAGACCACAGCGTGATCGAACGGGCCGGTGATGTCGAAGGTGGCCACCAGATCGGTGGCCGTGACGTCACCGGTGGTGATCTGGTCCTCGTTAATTGCCAGGTTGCTGAGGACCGGCCGGGTAGCCAGCGATGAGCCATTTTCCGGCCGGATGTACTGTCCGGTCTTGACGTAAATCCAGAACTCGGGTCCCTCCGGCACCACGTTGATGTTCGCGCCCTTGAGATCGCTCTCCGGCTGGATCACAACCACGCGCGCGCGCAGGCCCGGCGTGGCCTTAAAGTCGTAGATCCACACCGTGTCGTGCGCAGGGTTGTCCTGCCAACCACCCTGCACCATGGGGTCGTCGTAACCCTCGCCCGGCAGCGGCGCATCGTCCGGCCACCCCCCAACCAACTGGATGGTGTCGGTTGCCTCGGTGAAGCTGCGCACGCGGAACGTGCGATAGACCGCCTCGCCCGGAATACGCAGGCCGATGAACGCGCTGCGGGCATCTGGTGGCGGCACTGGTTCGTCCAGCGTCAGCGTGACCGTGCCCAGCAGCGCGCTCCGCTCTGCCGCGACGATGCGCCCGCCGAAGCCCCATTGCGTGAGGTCGTGCGAGATCGACAGCATCGACATGCGGCGATAGGACAGGTACTGCAGATCCTGGGCGAAGCCGATGTCCTTGTATTGAAACAAGCTCTGAGCGAGGTGATAACGCGCCATCTCGGCCGCGTGCGCCTCACGACCAATACCCTCACCGGTGAACCGCGCAGGGTTGAGCATATCTTCGACTTTGATGCCCGGCGCCGGCACGCGCAGCATTTCGACCTTCTTGGTCGTGCTGTCGAAATAGCTGTACTCAATGCCGTCTGCAGCGCTTGCCAGCGTGTAGTCCACGCTGAAGCTACCCTTCTTCATCTCGGCCATGTTGACCACGCCGGAGAGCGGCTGCTCGTCGGCTGCCCATACCACCGAAAGGCGACCACCAGCCCAGGTGGTCTGGCCCATGCCAGCTAGGGCGATCGCCTGCAGCACCTCGTCGTGGTTGCGCTCCTCGAACAGCCAGTAGTCGTAGGTGTAGCCGTTCGCCTCGCAGTGGCCCATAAAGCCCTGCAGCGACTCGATGTCGATCTCCTCGTCGCTCTTGCCCATGCCGGCGATGAGCTTGCCGTTCTGGTCGTAGTAGCCGCGGACGTACTTGAGGATGTGCGCGCCTGGGTTGCTTGACTCTTCCGCCACCCAGCTGCCATTGCGCCATACCGGGATCGGCGAGGCGATATGCTCGGCGCGCAGTTCATCGGGCTGACCGTTGATCTGGCCAGTGGCCTTCAGCAGGATCCCGGTGCGCGCCAAGCCGGCATAGGTCGCGGCGTCGGCCTGCACGCTGCCCATCGTCGACCACTGGAAGTCGTTGCGCTGGGTGTTTTCCCCCTCGTAGTTGCCCTGCCCCAGGATGCGCACGCGCACGTCGTATTGACCCTTGGCCACGTCTGCCGACACGGTTGCGCGCTTGCTTACGTCCAGCTTGTCGCCGGTGAACATCTGCGTGGCCAGCGTTTCCCAGATGCCAGTGCCCGCCGGCGCGTACTGCACTTGCACGGTCTCCGACACGTTGTACTTCTTGCCGGACGTGCCCACGCCGCCCAGCACGTATTCCAGGTTGATCTGGATGCGGACGGTGTCGGCGCTGGTGGTGCGCGTAACGAAGTCCGCAGTGTCGGGCAATTCACCACCGTCGGTGGTGTCCACGTTGCTGTATAGCGGAATGGTTTCATCCGGCATCTGGCTATAGCCGGAGTGGTAGACGCTTACACCCTCATAGCTGGACAGCGGCGTGCCAGCATTGGTGAACCCGCCCACCCGGCCAACGCCGATGCCCGGCGTGAGCACCATGCCGATGTACTGGTTGTCGCCCTCGTAGAAGGTGTAGGGCTTGCTGGCGAAATCGGGGGCGATCAGCATGCGACCGAACAGCAGGCCCACCGCTTCATTGGGGCGCAGACGGTTGCGCGGCGCTGCCAGGCTGTAGACCGTGCCGGCGGTACTCGGGCCGGCCGGACTCTCGACCTTCGGACCCAGCACCTTGTTGATCACCAGCGAACCGGCCACGAAAACCGCAGATGCGGCTAAGCCGCCCCAGGCGCTTGCTACGGCGCCGCCCGCACCGGCGATACCGAAGGTGAAATAGGTCAGCGCTACCATTGCCACGATGTACAGCGCGTTCCGGCCAACCGCGCCGCGTACCTCGATGACCTGGCCATCCTTCGGGTGGACGTAGGCCCACAGATGCCGCGGAACGACGCGCCCGCCGATCGACACCGACCAATCGCCCTGATCCAGGTCGATCACGTGCCGATGCAGGAACTCACACAGGCGCTCGCCCGGCCGCAGATCCATCGCAATGTGGCGCTGCCCTTCCAGAGTGACCGGATGCGGCGTCAGCACCAACTGGCCGTCGCTCGCAGGCGTGGTCATCAGACCCATGTGTAATACCCCTCGATCCTTGCGCCGTAGTCCGGCAACTCGCGCGCCCGGTGCAGCCAGCTGCTGCCCAGCGCGCTGGTTGTGTGAAGCACCCAACCCTCGTGGGCCAGGTAGAAGAAGATGCCGACGTGTCCGGGCCGGCTCTGGCCCTTGTCGAACATCAGCACCAGGTCGCCATCAACCGGTTTGTCGGTTGGCACGGCATAGGCCCGCGACAGCTCGCCAAGGGCCGCCTGCCCGGCGACACCGCGCGGGCGCCGTGCCGGCATCTGTACCTGCCGACCGAAAAGCTCGCGCTGCACCTGCACCACGAGGTCTGCGCAGTCGTAAGTGTCGGCGTCATACGGGATGTTGAGGAAACGCTCGACCTCGCTGGCGCGCATCAGAAAATCCCCGGCAGCGTGTGTGGATTGGCGCGGAGCTTCACTGCCTGTTGGCGCATGAAGAGATCCACCCCGATCTGCGCGGTGATCAGCGGCCCAGCAGCACGCACCTGCGTCAACGGCAGATAGAACCGCCGAGCAATGACGTCGGGCTGGGCGCGGTCGGTGATCAGGACACGGCACATCACCAGCTCGTTTGGCTGCATGCGCTCGAGGTCTTCGGTGATGCCGCGCCCGACATTGTCCACCTCAAGTTGCGCGCGCGGCGTCTGGCCAGCCGCATCCTTCGGCGGCGTGAAGCGGAACTGATATCCCTTGTAGGTATTGCCGTTGCTCACCCAGTCGCGGGTGTCATTGGCTATGCGCAGCACCGCGCCGAACGATGGCGCCGTCATCTCCAGCAACTCCAACGGCGCCGATGTGTCGTCGTCGGTGACGCGCTGGCGGCGCTCCTGAAACGAACTCATCGCAGGTACTCCACCGTGACATCGCACTGCCATGGGCGATCCGCGCCCTCGACCGGCCGGAGCTCACCAATGCCACCGTTCTCGAAGCGCACCTGCAGTAAAGCGCCACTCAATGGGTGCACGAAATCGAACCAACCGATGCGCCGGATATCATCGAAGTACCAATTTTCGAATGCCATGGCATCAGCCGGCGTGGCAAAGTCCAACGTCATTGCAAGCTTCATCAGCACGCCCGTGCTGGTCACGCGCTGCTTAGGCATGCCACGCTCCATCTCTGTGCGCATCACGGCAGGGTCGAATGAGCGGCGGACGGTGTCGTACAGAATCCCTGCGTAGGCCGGAAACACTGACATTAGCGTCGCCTCCTAGTTTCAAAACGGCTTTCGATGGCCCCCGCCATTTCTCCGCCCTCGGCAATATTTCGAGCCCCAATCCTTACGAAGATTCTTTCCAGCTCCTCTCCGTTGGGCATGCGCTGCGTCTGCCGCTCCTGCGTGGCCGGCTGACCGCTGAAGTTCTGGATTTCCACACTGACATTGCTGCGGCGACCAGAGGACGGCACCGCCGTGCTGCCAACCAGCCCGCCAGCGGCATAGCCTCGGCCGCGACGGATGGTGCTCAGCAGCGAGAGGAAGCCTCGCGGCCCGCCGATCGCAGCTATATCGAGCTGGCTCAGGACGCCTTCACCCTTGTGCACAATGCCCGCAGGCTCAAACTTACCGCCCGGCCCGGTGTAGCCGCCGGTGTCCCAGCCTTGCAGCGGGATCGCTTCACGCTGCACCGCGCCTGCACCAGGCTGACCGAACATGCTGCCGAGCAGCCCCGTAATCGCCTGCTTGGCCGCAATGCGGGCGAGATCGGCGATGATGGAGTTGGCCAAGTCGCTAAAGCTCAGCTTGCCCGTGGTCACGAACTTGACGAACACGTCTTCCATTCCGCCGAGGGCAGACCCAATGGCCGACTCCACCTGGCCGGCAGCATTACGCGCTTCTTCTACATAGTTGTCCCATGCGGCAGATGCTCCATTCCCCCAATCGGCCTGCGCCTCGGACATGCGCACATAGCCGTCGCGGATGACCTGCACACGGCGCTCGGTTGCAGCACGCACGGCCTGCTCCTCCGCAGCGGCGGTGGCTTCGTCAATGCGGCCGGTGTTCTTCTGCAGGGCAAGCTCTGTGAGTCGCTGCGCTTGCTCCCGGTAGACGCCGTTGAGGCGCTGCTGGATCTCGAACTCGCGATCGCCTGCGCCGACACGGGCGATCATGGCGTCCATGTCCTCCTGTAGCGCATCGGTGCTAGCGTTGAGCGCCGCCTTGTAGGAGGCGAGCGCGTCTTCGCGCTGCTTCTTCAGCTTGCCCTCTTCGGTGGACAACACCTCAAGGGCCGCGGCGCCCTCGGTGCGCACCTTGGCCAGCTGCGCCTCCAATTCGCCGACCTGCTTATTGACGTCGATCGACTGCTTGCCGCTGACGTTGCGGCTGTTGAGGTAGTCGATCTGCTTCTGCAGCGACTGCGCCTCGGCGGCAGTGCCCCGCTCGGCCAGCTCCCGCATGCGCTGGTAGTAGGTTTCGGCCGATACCTCGCGCGCCTGGTACTGCGCCTGCAACACCTTGGTGCTGGTGGCGATCTGTGCCTGCTCGGTGGTCAATGCATCCATGATGCTCTGCAAGCCTGCAGAGCGAGCAGCGGTCGCAAGACTCGTCGCGCCTTTCGCGCCTTTGGCTGCCGCTTCGGCGCGCATTACCTTTTCACGCTCGGCGAGCAGCTTTGCGTCGGTAACTCCCGCCTTCGCCGCATCCTCCTTCATCTGCTTGATCTGACCTTCAAGGTCAAGCGTCTTGGCCAAGCGACTATTGGTGTCGTCCTGGAACTTAAGGCTCGCCCGCGCTTGCTCAGAGTCGACAGTGGGCCCACGATCAACCGTTGCGATCACGTTGGAGAAGTCCGGCCCTGCCGCGCTTTCCAACGCACCCCTGGATAGCTTGATGAGGCTGCTCAACGGCCCCATCGAATTAAGGATGCCAGCACCAATGGTCTTGCCAGTCCCGCCCTTCTCAGCCTTCTCCTGCTTCGCGGCAACCTCGTCCAACAGACCTGAGTAACGAGCAAGGCCGCCGATGACGCCACCTGAGTTGGCCAATGCGGCGCTCAACCTCTTCCAGACGACACTGTTACCGAGCGCGTCCTGCTTGGAGATCACGCGGTCCAGGAGATCGGCGTACTTCTCAACCTCGCCCCAGGCGCCAGAAGCCTCGTCCTTGATGCTGGTCCACGCCTTAGACATTGCCGGCATGTCCGTCTGAGCACGCCGCGCCACGCTCTCCAAATGCGAGTCGTAGAGCTGGACCGCCTCAGCAACAGCCTGCTGCTTGTTGCCTTCTTCGACCAGGGTATTGATGCGGTCCAGCTGCGTCTGGGTAAGAAAGTGCTCGGTCTCGTTGAGCTTGAGCAGCGCCTCGACCGGATCCTTGCGGATGTCCTCGAACTTGGCGATCGTTTCTTCGATCGCCTGCCCGGTAGCGGCCTGCATCAGCACAGCGCTGGCTGCGACTCGGTCGAACTGCTCTCCGGTGAATTTTCCGGACTCGGCAACCTTGAGCACCGCCTCGCGAGCACTGCCCAGGGAGACACCATCCAACTGATCAAGCTTCGAAACCAAGCTCTCCAGCTGTCCAGTGGACGCAGCTGCGTAGCTACCTGTGGCGAGCAGCGCCTTGCTAAAAGCGAAGGATCTATCCTCGCCCTGCTTCCAGGCCAGAGCTACCGCTGCCACTGCGGCAGCCGTGATCGTCAGCGGATTGACCATTCCCAGCAACGCGGAGGAGACTCCCGAAAGCGCAGGGCCGATGCCGCCAAAACTGTCCTTGATCTGCCCGCCCTGCTGCACCAGCACCGTGAACCAGGGCATGCCACCTTGGATGCTGGTGAAGATGTCAGTGAACTGCATCGGCAACTGGGCCATCGCCTGACGCGTCTGCCCAGCGGAGATGCCCAGCTGCTTGATCGGATCGTTCGCAGGAAACGGGGTACCTGCCTGCTTGCGCAGGTCAGTCAGCTGGCCCCGCAGTAACGCGAGGCCCTGCTTGATGTCGTTGACGTCCGCACTGATGCGAACACGCAGGTTTGCTGATTGGTCGGCCATTTACCGGGTCAGATCGTCGAGGTACTTCGTAAAGGCGGCAGACTCAGCGCCCATCGCCATCCGCACGGCCTGAGCCGTGGATGCTTCGCGCAGCAGCAGCTGCTCACGGTCATCGCGCACAGCAGCCGCCGCAAATGCCTTTGCTTGCGCCCAGGTGTAGGTCAAGACGTCTCGACGCTGGTGGCCGCGGACGACGAGGAAGTGGATGAGGTCTGCCCAACCGGTTGCGCCTGCGTCATGCCCACTGCGTTGATCGCCTTGCTGGCGGCCCGCATCAGGCTCGGCAGGCGCTGGCCGAAAAAATCTTCATTGAGCTCCACTACCGCCTCGACCAGTGCAGCGGCGTCTGCCAGTGAGCCGCCAGCAATCCACCCTTCCGGTTTGCCAGAGACGATGGCGCCGCCCTTTGCGAAGGCATCGGCGTCTTGCTCGAGCACATCCATCATCAGCGTCGCCACCTCAATGGTGGCACCGGCGCTGACCAGGCTTGCGGCGACGATGACCCGGCCGATGATCGGCCGGGTTGCTTTCATGAAGGGGCCAATCTGCGCCAGTGTCAGCGGCGTCACTTCCAGCTGCTCGCCACGGAAGGTGATCGTGCGCGTGGGCGGCGTCAGGATGTCGATGTCGTCGCTCACTTCTCGGCATCCCACGTGAAGTACTGCGAAACGCCTGCCGGCTTGCTGGTGTCCTTGCTAAGCCTGCCGGTAACGGTGCCACCACCGTACTGCTCACCGATCAACGCCAGCTCGCCGATCACGCCACCGGACACGCGGTAGGCCTGGGCGCGCACCTTCTTGCCGCTGCGCGCTTCGTTGAAGCCCAGAAACAGCAGCTCGTACTCTTCGTTGGGATTGACCAATGCCTGCAGGCGCTCGGCGGCATTGAAGCTGTAGGTGACCTTGGTGTTGGCCGCACCGTCCACCGGGTCGGTGATGGCCGAATCCGCCGGCACATAGAGCGCGCCGTTCTTGATGTCCCAATCCTTGCCCTTGGCGTACACCGCAGCGCCGGTGGCCGGCTTCACCGCGGTAATCTCGGCGGCCAGGTTGGCCAACGGCGTCACGCCGTCTTTGTAAGCCACCACGGCCTCATCCACCGCATTACCGGCCACGATGGTCGTGGCGGTACCGCGCAGCACGTCGGCGAAGTTCTCCGCGCTGAAGTCGTGCATGGTGAAACTCACCTGCACGTCGGTGATGCGATCGACTGAGTTACGGTTGCCGCCGCCGGGCTGTGTATTGTCGAGCAGAGTGATGGGATTGGTCTGCGGCGAAAAGCTGAACGCCGAGCAGTTGCCGACGCTGCGGAACGCCTTTGGCGCACCACGTTTGCGCAGGTGCAGCTCGCCGCTACCCAGGTAGCTGTAATCAGGGGAATTGATGGGCATGGATGCTCCTCGTAGGTGCCGCGGGCGGCGTTAGGTAATCGGGATGTGGGTTTGGTAGGTGAGCAGCGCGCCGATCCAGCTCATGCCGGCCTCCGGCTTCACCGGCTCCATGGACACGTACTGCGGGAACTGGATGCCCGGCGGATAGCGAAACTGCTGGTCGGCCATGGCAAGTTCGATGTCAGACACCAGCGCGTCGAGCTGGCTCTGCGCCGTGTCGAGCGGCGCAGGCGCCTTTGCCACGATCACCAGCGTGGTGAGCCGATGAGTGCGCGTCAGCGCGCTCTCGCTGGCACGCTGTTGCTTGGCTACCAGCACAGTCAGCACAGCGGTTGCGTCTTCGTCGACCTGGCCCGGCTCCAACGTCAGGCTGGCGCCGGCATCGGTCTGGTAGCCGCCGGCGCGGCTGATGCGCTGCAGACAAGCGCCGACCGCTGCGCGCAGGTTCTCGCGTGGGCTAGCCATGGTCGGCCACCCACTGGCTGATGGATTCGTCCTGCCGCACGCGCTCAGCCAGTACCAGCGTCTCGCCAGCCAGCAGCAGCCGGCCGCGCTTGGCCGGCTGCACCTGTGCGCGTCGGAAGGTCACGAGCGTATAGCCGGTGCTGACCGGCGCCAGGTCTCCGCCAAAATCGCGCACGTCGCGGTCGATCTGCACGGTGCACGGAAAGGACTCCGCAGCGTCGGGCGCCTGGTAGCGTGCATCGCCATCAGCCAGGCCTACCTCTGCGAAGGCCGAGAAAGCGGCCGCATCGAAGTCTTGGAGGAACTCGCGCTGGCTCATGCGCGCACCTTGGCGATGGCGCTTTGGATGGCCTTGTCCAGCTCACGGTTGAAGTAGAACGGCATCAGCTTGTCCCAGGTGCGCTGGGCCAAGCCGTAGATGTCGTAGCGCGGCGTGTAGCTGGCGCGCGTGGTGAACACGAACACGCTGCGCACCGCACTGCCGAAGCCAGTGCCGATGCGTTCGTAGATACCCGGCGCCAACTTGCCGCGCTGGCGCTGCAGCGCGAAGTAGCGCCCACCGCGGCGAACGGTGCGCTGCATCACCGCGACCGTGTTCAAGCGTGTGCGCCCCAGATACTCGGCGCGGCTGCGCTCATTGCTGGGCCGCTTCGGTTTGTCGGTGGTGGCGTTCTGGTAGGCGTCGCGTTGCGCGCCCAGCTGCGACAAGATCGCAGTCACTTGGCTGCCGGGCACATTGCCATACTGGTCAGTGCGTGCCCCGCGGCCGGTGACCGCGAACTGCCCGGCCGGCATCAGGCCCTTAGCCTGCAGCAGCACCTCGAAGCCCTTCTTGCGGCGCTGCCCGCCGTCCACTTCCGTGCGCAGGTACTTGGCCGGCGGCGTTCCCTTGAAGGCCTCATCGCGCAGGAAAATCTCGGCGAACAGGCGGGCTTTGGTCGCCTTGCGGTACATCGCCGCATTGATGGTCAGCGAGGTCGGCCGGTCGAACACTCGCGGCGCGGTGCGCTTCCACACCTCGCGGATCTCAAAGGCGGTGGCGTTGCACGCCTGCACGATGGCGAACGGCAGCTGCTCGCGCTCCAGGGCGCTGAACTGCCGGCCCAGCAGGTTATCGGCATCCACGGCGATGCGGATCTGGCTCACGGGCTGCCCTCTCCCGCCGGCGTGCCTTGCACCTGTTCAATCTCGCCCAGGTTGGCCTCGTAGAACTCCAGGCAGCGCTTGCGGCCGCGTGACACATCCAGCACCTGCTCAAGCGCGCCGTTCTTCACCCAGGCGCAGCGCTGCGTCAGGCGCGGCTCGATCTGCACGTAGGTGCGTACCGGCACGGCAATCACGGCCGGCGCAGGCGCCACGACCACTGGGCGCGCCAGATCTTCGCGCGTGATGCCCTTTTTGCCGCAGCCAGCCAGGGCAACGACCAGGGCGATGACGAACAGGGAACGCAGCATCAGTAGCCTCCCAGGCTGGGGCACGCAGCAGCCAGCGCCTGCAGGGCCGCATTGCATTCGGCCGGGCGCTGGTCGTATTCCTGTTTGAACGCCTTGGCGCTGCGATCAGCGGCCGCCTTGGCGATCTCGGTCTTGTCGCGCAGGCCTGCGTTGCGCTCCTGCAGCACCCGCAGCTTTTCGGCCTCGCCCTGCAGCTTGGCGGCGATGGTCGCCAGCGCGGCGTCCTTGTCCGCGTTATTGCGCTCCAACTCGGCGCGCTTGAGTTGGGCCGCTTCCAGGGCTGCCGTGCGATCGCTTTGGCACTGCTGCACCTGGCGCGTCACAACGATCACCTGCTGGCCCTTGCGATAGGACGTGAGCGCAGCAATCGACAGCAGCGCGGCGAGACACGCGCATACCACCTTGAGCCGGCTGCCCGGCTTGCGCAGCCAGGTCAGGGCGTCAGCCGCCCAGCCGAAGACCAGCGCCACCAGCGCCTTGAGGAAGGCAAGAATATTCATCGTTCACTCTCCCGACGACGCCACGGGTAGATGAGCAACACCGTCAGGCACAGCCGCACCAGCAGCACGTACCAGGGCGTGGGAGTGTGCTGCGCAAGATCGCGCAGGAAGATGCCAAGCATTCCGACGGCCAGGCCGATAAAGCAGGCGCCCCGCAGCGCCCAGGCGGCGCGATCGCTTGCGCGGTCACCCAGGTGGAACGTGTGCAGCAGCTGCCATGTGGCGGCGCAGAACACTGCCAGCGTGCTGACCAGGCTCAGGAGGTAGATGGTCATGCGCCACCTCCCGCGCGGCCGGCCAGGCGATCGGACCACTTCTGCAGCGCACCCAGGTAGTGCGGCAACATCGGCTTGATGATGAAACCGCTCAGCCCACTGGCCGCAATGCCGATGCGATGGATGGAGGGGAAGTAGTTGGCCAGTGCCACCACGATCCAACCAGCCGCCAGGGCGAAGCCCAGCACGAACAGCCCCAGCAAGCCGACCCGCAGCAGCAGTGTCAGCCACTGCACGCCCGGGCCGCCGCTCGGCGCGGATACCTTGCCCACGTCGATCTCGCTGAGCACCATCAGGCCGAGCAGCGCGCCGACCACCGCCGCCAGGAACCACGACTGCGGAATCCCCAGGAACAGGTGCTCGCTGCCAGTGATCACTTCAGTGACCACGACGCTGCCCGCACTCGTGGCCACCAACAACGCGGCGGACTTGAGCAGCACGGTGGCGCCGCCATCCATCATCGACGCACACCGGCCAGCTCGACGCCATCCCAGATGACCTCGTCGCCCCAGAAGTTGCCGCCGTTCTCGTGCCTGGCGATGGCCTTGGCCAGCTGAAACGCCGTGGCCGGCGCCTCCACGCTGATAGGCTGATCCACATCCACGCCCAGCGCGGTGGCAACCTGGCGCGCATAGGCGCCGGTGTCGTTCTCCACCGGCGGCGCCCAACGGTTGATGATGCCGCGCACCGTGCGCAGGTTGTGCTTGCGCTGATAGGTCAACAGCGTCTTGACCAGCGCACGGAAGCCGTATTCGGGCGTATCGAACACGGCAAAGCGCGCCTCGCGTGCGCGGGCAGCCGCAGTGCGATCTTCACCCTGCCAGGCCACGCCCGTGCGATCGATATTGCCTGGATTGTTGTTGCGGACGCCGCGCGGCGGGGCCATGTGCTGATCCTTGGGTCAAGTCGAAAAGAACCACCACCGCACGCGCCACCCGGGCTTATGCGTGCGGTGGTGGGTAAGGCTTAGGCAGCCACCGGCGTGGCTGTACCCGGGGTCAGGCGCACCAGCACCGTGGCGGCGCCGTTGCCGGCAGCCTCGATCGCGTAACCGATGTTGTTGGTGTCGCCGGCACCACCGGCAGCGGCGATGGCCTGCTTGGCGTCGATGTCCCAGTTGACCGCGGCACCGACGGCAAACACGGCGGCAGGCAACTTGGGCAGTGCAAACACGCCTTCAACGTGAGCGGCGATGGTGTCGCCAATGGCACCGTCAGTAACGGCAATAGCGACGAGCTTCCCGGCGGCGATCACACCGCCGCTGGTGACTGCCGCAGTCAGGGTGACGTCCAGCACGCGGCCGTCTTGATATGCGTTTTTCATGGGGAGTACTCCAGATGCGAAGAGACGCCGCACCGCGCCTGCGGTGCGGCAGGCGGCTTACTGGCCGGGGTTCTTGTAGATGCCGCGGTAGTCGGCGATGGCCGGCGCCGCGTCCAGGCGTACCTTCCAGGCCACACCGTCAACGGTGAATCCCTCGTGCTGCTCCAGGTACGGCGTCTGGTTGCCGTCCAGGTAGCCGACCACCAGCGCATCCACGTAGGCCGAGTTGGCCAGGCCGTACCACGCCTTCGGGTCAGCACCATCCAGCCGGCCGTCGCTCTCCACCTCGAAGGTGTTGCGCACGATGTTGGGCGTGGTCTGGTTGTTGGCCCCGCCCACCGCGTACTCGGCCGCACGCACGGTCAGTGCCGCACCGGAGAGCGCCACCGGCGTCAGCAGCGTCTTCATCGGCACGCGGATGACGTTGCCGTCGGCATCCTTCTGCAGCGCCATGCGCGCCTGCATGGCGCTGACGCTTTCGGTGGTGATCGTCGCGGACGGCAGCAGGTTGCCGTGGTCGGCATGGAACAGCGTCTTGCCGTCGGCCAGCTTCGGGTTCTTGGTGATCAGTTCGAATACCGCCTTGGCCAGCGTGCGCTTGGCAGCCTGGCCCATCTTGCGCGGCACATCGCTGAAGATGCCCAGGTCGTCATTGATGACGGCCTGTCGGGTGATGGTGTACAGCCGGCCCCAGGTCACGATCTGCATCGACTGCGACTGCTCGCTGAAGGTGCCCTGCTTGTACTCGCCCCCCTCACGAACGGGCAGCAGATCGGAGAATGCGCCCAGGCCCACCAGGTTGGTCGGCTTGAAGTCCGGCACGCTCACCGCGCGGGTGAACTCGCTGAAACGCTCTTCCACCTCCTGGTAGCCCTGCAGCACAGAACGACGCGCGGCATCGCCCAGCAGCGCCGGGAAATCCGAAGTGGAATGGGTGAACGCCATACCCACGATCTCGCGGCGGTCCATGCCGCGCGGGTTGACGCCTGCCTGCACAAGGCACTCGCGCGCCATCTCGGCCAGCGAGTGGCCGCGGTACGGGTTGTCTGCGGCGGCCTGCGCCATACCCACGCGCGCTTGGATGGCGTTGGTCATCGCCGCACGCACGTTGTCGCGCTGGTCGCCGCCGGCCACCACGCCAGCACGGCCATTGAGCGGCTCGCCGTTGCGGCCCATCAACGCCAGGATGTGGCGGCCCACGTTGTCGGCAGTAACGTTGGGGTCGGCCGCGGCAATGACGCCATCCACATAGGCGCGGATCTCCGCATTGCCCATGTGCGGCTCGGCCATCGCCATGATGTCGGTGTTGCGCCCGCGCATGGCCACCAGCGCGGCCTGCACGGCAGCGGCGGCGTCCGGCGCGGCGGCAACCACCGGCGCGGGTGCGGATGAAGCCGACGGCGTCACGGTGGTGGTCGTGGTTGCACCCTGCCCGCCACCGGCGTTGGCGAGGATGCGGAGATAGGTTTGCTGGGTCATAGGATCCTCGATGTGGCCAACAACGGCCGTTTGGGTGACCTCGGGAAGTGAGGCGAAAACGCTGGGGCTGAGCGCGGCGGCGATGTGCCCGCGCAGCTGCGCGGCAACTGGGGCTGGCGCCTGGTTGATGGCCTGCAGGTAGCCGGTAAGCGCCACAACACAGGCGCCCTCGGCGCGAGCGGCGGCGGCGGTGTCTGCAACGCGGTCGGCAAAGCCGAACTCAACGGCCTGCGCGCCGGTGTACCAATGGTCGGCGCCGTCGGTGAGCAGCTGCTCCACCTCGGTACGTTTGCCGGTCTTGGTGGCATAGGCCTCCAACATCGCACCGGCGTGCGCGTCCAGCGCGGTCGCGTATTGGCGGAACGAGGACGCGTTGCCGGCTGCGATCGTGTGTGGCGCATGCACCATCAGCAGCGAGCTGGCGTACATCACCACCTCATTGCCGGCCATGGCGATCAGCGAGGCGATCGATGCCGCCTGGCCGTCCACAAACACCACCTTGTGCGCGGCGTGCTGGCTCAGTGCGTTGTAGATGGCCATGCCATCGGCCACGACACCGCCGCCGCTGTTGATGCGCACGTGGATCGTGCCGGCGGTGATCTGGTTGATCTGCTCGGCCAGCTCCAGTGCGGAGACCGATTCAGACCACAGGCTGTCGCCGATGGTGCCGTAGATCATCACCTCGGCGATGTCGTTGGCGCGGGCCTCGATCTTGAGGAGGCAAGGACCGAGCGCCTGGCCGGCGTCGGCAAGCACACGGCCCAACGCCGCGGTGAGTGCAGTGGGTCGCATAGTCAGATGTCCCTCAACATGTCGCGCGAAAGGTCGGCGCGCAGCTGCGCACGGGCCTCCGCAGGTGCCGGCGTGGCCGGCTGCAATTGCTGCTGCTGTTGCTGCCAGTCCTGGCGCTGGCGCAGCACTTCGTCGGGGTTGTTGCCGTACTGCAGCGTGTTTTGCTGCGGGCTCACCCAGCCGCGGTCCTCGGCCTCGCCCTTGGCGTAGGCCTCCTTCAGCGGATCGATCCACGGCATGATCGGGCGCACGTACGTCGACGCGGCCAGATGGCGCAGCGACCAGCCGCGCGGCAGGCGCACCTTGCCGGCCAACACCGCCGCCTCCACGAAGCGCTGGCGCGTGGGCCGCACAAACATCGCAATGAAGCGCTCGGCCAGCATCAGGTAGCTGCCCCACTTCTCCACCAGTTCCTGCCGCTGGGCGGAGTACGTGCCGTTGTAGTCCAGCGACAGGCTGGAGTAGCTCACGCCAATACCGCCAGCGGCGGCGCGCAGCTGCTCTTTGCGCCAGGTCGCCGCGTTCGGGTTGGGACGATCTGTGCCTAGACTTTCGATGGATTCGCCCGGAAGCAGGTCGTCGAAGATGGCGCCGGGCGCCATACGCAGCTCCCGCACCGGCAAGCCCTGCTGCATCAGTGCGACGCCGCCCAGGCCCTCGCCGGTCGGCTGATAAAGCTCGCCCGAGCCCTTCTTGATCTGGAACGTCATCGACGCAGCCACCTTGGCCGCGATGCGCTCGGACTCTTCGTAGTCCTTGACGTCTTCGAAGCGCGACATGGCGCTGGCAAACACGCTCAGGCCGCGCACCTGGTGAAGCCGCTTGAGGTTGGCGATGCAGTGCATCACCTCCGCGCTCACACGCTTGGTTTCGGTGGTCCAGCCCAGCGGGTCGCCGGGGTGCTGCTTGTACACGTGGTAGGCAACCGGCCTGCCCCACGCGTTGCGCTCCACACCCTGCAGAATGTTGCGCGCCGGGTCGTTGAAGTCCAGCGGGACCAGGTCGGCTTCCAGCATCTCGATGCTGTAGGGCACGCCGCCACCGTGCTCCAGATACGGCACCGTGCCGACCAGATCCTGGTAGAACGCCTCGCCGTCACGCAGCCAGCTGCGCGCCAACAATTGCTGGCAAGCGCCGTAGTCGTGGGCGCGGGTGACTTCGGGCGCGTCCCACCACACGTCCCACAGCTCATCCAGCTGCAGGGCCAGGTCGCGGTTGATCGGCTGGCCCGGCAGGCGCGGCGCCGACAGCACATCGATGCCGGAGCCCACCGTGTTTTGCACCAGCACGTTGAGCGCGTTGTCGGCCAGGTCCAGGTCGCGCTCAAGGTGGCGCGCCTGGTCGCGCAGCTGGCGCGCATCCATGCCGGCAATGGCATTGCCGCTACCCCAGTCGCGAGCTAGCTTGCGGCTGCGCGACGGGCGGGTGACTTCGTGAGCGCGCGCAACCACGCGCAGTTGTTGCTCGCGCACGGCCGTCCGCGCCTCGATGGCGCGCACGTTGCGGTCAGTGGAGATTGCGACGCTGAGACGGTCGAGGGCGATGCTTGCAGAGGCCATCAGGTACGGCCGCCGAAATCGATGGTGGCCCAACGAGCACGACGGCCGGCACCGGCCTCTCGATCTACGGCGGCCTGCCACTCCTGCCGGCCTTTGCGGATCTCTGACAGATCCGCGCGGGTGAGCATGCGCTCACCAAAACGAAAGCTCTGCCCCTGCAGCACGGCAATCTCCGCCTGCTGGTATGTGGTGAGCATTTCCTGAGCCGTCTTCATGACGAGACAGGCTAATGATTGCCAAGCCGCAAAACCAAAAATTGTTGGGACAGAATGTGGCTCAAAGCTATGATTTTTAAGGCTTAGTTGCAGAACTTGCGCCCTCTTTCATTGAAAGCCTAGACTAGCCAACTTGACAGCAAATAGAATTTTATGGATCGCCACCAGCGTAATGTCGTTCGATTTTCTAGCCAATTGGGACTGAGGAATTCACTTAACGACATTTGGGTATATAGCCTCCACCTTGGATTCGGCTATCAACTTCCCGTCGAGTATCAACAGAGAGATGCTCAAGGTCGGACCATTTCCTTGACCAAGTACCTCCACGAACACCAGCTTGATTTAATCCTCCGGGAAACATTAATCCATGCAGGAGCTAGTGATAAAGCGCAGGTGTACTTGAGGAACCGGAACGATCTCGCGACGTTGCACAACGCAATCAGAGGTTTATGCAACAAACAAGCCGGTGGCACTAAAAATATTTACCTGACCCTCCATCGTCTTGGTCACCAGCAACTACCCCACCAAGACCGTGTGCAAGCCGATTATTTCGGGCGATACTGGGCGCTATTCCGTTTACCTCCTATCGAAAGCTTGATACGGCAACACTATGAAATGAGCTCATTAGATTATTTCACGATGGTAGCGGGCATGCTCGCCAGCTATACGTCAAATCCTGAGACAGATATCTCAAGAGAGCTTTTGGATTTTTCTTTGCCAGAGTACGGCATTAAAAAATGTCTGAGGCAAATATCAACAACCCCGACATCCCTCAGACGACGCCAATTAGAGACCTATCGCGTAAACGAAAGCTGGGAATATGCGTTCCAGGAGATCAATCTGACGCCACTAATCAGACTTCGGAGCGCCCACCCGGATCTGCTGCATTGTCCTCGCCCACAACTCCTAGTGCGAAGACTACTTGCCGGCGCATTTTTCGACCTCGTAAACGTTCAGGGGTATTCGACTGCGTTTGGCGACGCCGTCGAAATGCTCGCGGGTGACCTCATAGCGAAGTCCGACAGACAACTAAATCCAGTCAAACCTTCGCCTTATCCGACATCGGCAGGCATTCGCCACGGAAGTGACTGGATTCTGAGCGACGGCACCGCTCATGTTTTCGTTGAATGCAAAAGCGCCCGTATTCAGCTCCAAGCAAAAGTCGCGCTAAGCATCGAAGATGTGACGAAAGGGATGCAGCGCCTGGCGAATGCAATTATCCAAAACTACGCCAATATTGCTGATGCAGAGGCAGGTGTTAGCCGCTGGCACCATGACGGCTTGCCGATTTTCTCGATCATCTTGACTCTCGAAGATTGGATTCTCTTTAGTCCAATAGCCACGCAAAATTTACGCGAACTGGTCGTGGCCGGTCTTGCAGAGAAGAAACTGAGACCCGATTTCTGTGACACCAATCCATACGTCGTGGTCGCAATGAAAGACATCCCGAATCTCACTTTTGCTATGGCAAAGCACGGCATTGCGACTGTAATAAAAAATAAGACAAGCAAGAAATTTGAGCAATATCTAACAACCCAGTTCCTTCAAGAAGTGGGGGATACGACAAAAATCTCCAATAACCTATTCAAAGCAGCCGCACTTGAGCTCCTTGACGAAATAGAAATCAGGTTCAAATCAAGTACTAGCTCCCTAAGCAGCCCCCTCAGCGCGCTCGATTAGCGAGGAAACCTGCCTAGTGCCTACCGGTGATCCGTGTCAGCTCGTTCTACGCGAGCCGGTCCTCCTCATGTGATTTCCTGGCAAGCCACCGGGGAAGAGGCGATACAAATTGGAGCGCGACATAGAAAAACGCGCAGCGACCACGGTAGGCGAGTCGCCTCGCTCGAGCGCGGACCGGATAGCCCCGACTGGGTAACCTCTTGAATTTGTAGGAAAGTATGGCTGTTCGCCGGCGAAGCAGCGCATAACTGACTCCACGAATGGGCCGGCCAAAATCTCATTAACCCCTAGATCCTCACGCATGGCATCTAAGATTCTTGCACGAAGATGCTGAGCGGAATCGGCTCTTTTCACCATTAAATTATCCATCCTCCGCTTACCAAGCCAGTAGACCTCGGTCTATCAAATGGCCCAGCCGCGGAGGTCTTTGCGCGAGCTTCGGCAGGATGCGTATCGCGTGCAGCAGCAGATAGCCCAAGGTTATTGGACTCGAAAAGGTCTTGCGGATTCGATTGAAACTGGCTTTCCAAGCTTGCCCATTGCGACTCCCGAATGACGTCTGCTTTGACCGCTGGCGCTAACGATGCCCAAACAGCATAGACAGCAGTATCCAGCGGCTCGTTCCTCGCCCCTTTCGGCTTGATCCAATACCCCGACTCCTTGTCGTAAAACTCCACCGTCAGCCCCTTGTAATACACCGGCAGCAGCGCACCTGGATCCGGATTGATCGGATCTGGCACCTCATCGCCGCGGCCGCCTGGGAAGCGCAGCATTCGCGCCGTCAGATCCTCCGCTTGTCCTTCCGCATCGGCCTTGTCCTTTGCCGTGAGAGCAGCGGTGAGCCAGCCATACACCATCGTTTTGAGCACGGACGTGCCCACGCCCCACACACCAACACTGCGCGCCACGGTCTTGTCGCGGTTGTTGACCTCGGTCTTTGACGGGCGATAAACCGCGCGCTCAGACTTCCGCTCGTTGCGGCCGCGGATCAGGTAAACGGTCTGCTTGATGTAGCCGTTCGGCGTCTCCACGATGCGCGCCTGGCCGCTCTGGTTGACCAGCTGCTTCACAAACTGCGCCACGGTCTCCGTCCAGTTGCCGCCGTCCAGCGCAACCGCAGTGATCGGCATATCGATGCCGCGCGTGGTTTTCCATGTGCCGCGCAGGTATTCGTCCAGGGCCGGGTAGGTATCGAGGATGGTCGGGTCCAGATCGATGACCGCGTAGTCCACCACCCAGCGCCGCTGGCCGCGGCCAGTGGCAATCACCTGAATCTCGGCGCGATCGTGCTGGAAGTCCACGCCAGCCGTCAGCACCAAGCCGCCCAGCGGCACGATACCTCGGTGCACGCCGGGCTCGCCCAGCTTGGCCACCTCGTCGGCGTCCTGCTCCTGACGCTCGCCCGCGAATGGCAGGCCGAGCTTGAGGTTGTGGAAGCCGGCCGCCTTGTTCGGGTCGCGGTCTGCCTCGGCCTTCGCATCGGCCAGGTCTTTCCACGACGGTCCGAGGCCCAGCGGCGCATACGCGGCCCATGCGTGATAGCTGCGGTGATACGGGTCCGCCTCTGGGTTGGTCGGCTTCCAGTACGCCGTGCCGCCGTGTCCGCGCTCGGCAAACATCAGATCCTTGTGGTGCTCCTCGATCACGCAGCCGCTCGCTAGGCAAGCGAACGTGCCATCCGGCTGCAAGCGCTCCACATCGAGCGTCTGCTCGCCGCCGCAATGCGGGCACTGCACCATGTACACGCGCATGTCGCCTGCTGCGTGCCCGGCCTCGATCGCGCTGGCGCCGGCGATGGTCGGGGTGCAGGCGCGGTAGATCTTCGCGCGGTCGCCATACGACATCGCGCGCGCTTCCAACTGCTGGTCGGCCGGCCCCTGCCCGCCGATGTCCTTCGGGTATTCGTCCACCTCGTCCATGAAGATGTAGCGCGCGGTGCGCTGGCGCAGCTGCTTGGCCGAGTTGCTCCAGATCACCCACAGCGTGCCACCGGGAAAGTGCTTCTCCAGCATGTTGTCAGTATGGAGCTTGGCCAACAGCTCGGGCATTTCCATCACGGCCGGGTCGAACTTCGACGCCGCCCAGCTCCGCGCCAGATCCTTCACCGGCTGCGCCACGATCATCGAATCCGCGCCGCGGTCGATCACATAGCCGGTCCAGTTGATGCCGACCTCGGTGGCGCCGATCTGCGCGGACTTCATGAAATCCACCAGACGCACCGGCGAATGGTCGCTCAGGCAATCCATGATCTCGCGCAGGATCGGGTTTCGGCTGGTGCGCCACCGGCCAGGCTCGGCACCTGAGCCCTTCGCGATGATGCGGTTAGCGTCGGCCCACTCGCTTACCGTCTGGATGGGCGGCAGTGCCCACGCGCGCTCCCACGCGTCGCACACGATCGCTGCCGGCTCTGCCAGCTCCACGTCGAAGGCGTTGAGATCCAGCGTCATGCGTCGTCCTCGGTGGTGTCGTTGCGCTGCCCCGGTGGTGCCAGCAGCTGCCGCGCTTCTTTCTGCATCGCCTGTGCGATCAGGCGCACCTCGGCCTCCAGCATCGCCTCGATCGCACGCGGGTCGCTTTCGGCGGCCAGCTTGGCGCGCAGGCGTCCGGGCAGATTCATCATGCTGTTGAGCGCCTGGCGCACGAGGGTGAACACGGCGCGCTCCACGCCCTTCGTGCGCGTCAGCTCGCGGGACTCTTCGCCCAGCTCCAGCTCTGCCAACCGCGCCCGCGCCAGCCGTTCGCGGCGTACGGCTTCCTGCACGCTGGGCACATCGCTCGGCAGCACGCGGGCGGTGGGCACATCCAGCCGTGCGTCGGCGCCAGCCGTGCGATCGCCGCCGCGCAGCGGGTCGGTGATGTCATCCAGCAGCGCATCGCTGGCGGCCACGTTGATCCGCTTGCCGTCGGCGTGCATCACCAGCTTGCCGGAGCGACGCATGCGGCGGATGTACGAATCGCTGCAGCCGCGGTGGCTGGAATACTCGGCAACGCTCATCGTTTCGGAACTCATGCAGCCACCCGAGTTCCGACCGGAACCAAAGTCCGGAACGAAAGATGCACGAAATGTGGGGTCCGAATTACCCGCAGACGGCCAAGCTCCGGGAGGACCCGCGCCACGGTCGCGCCCGCCATTCCGGCCGCTACGGTCGCGGTCGCTCCCCCCTGTCCCTGCCCGCGCGCGCGGCGATTCCCGTGGAACACGGCGCTACGGCAGCACGTCCACACCGTCCGCACCTCGGCGGCGAGGTCTGGACGACCGCAGCCCTTGGAATCATTGAGGTGTCCAGACTGTCCACACTGTCCACACCTGTTGAGAGTTTTTGATAGATGGTGAAAAAGGGTCATATACGTAGGCGCGCGCGAAAGGTGTGGACGGTGTGGACAGCCTTGCCGCAGTAGGCGGAAGGTCTGGACGCAGGTGTGGACAGGTGTGGACGTTGGTGGCGAGGTCTGGTCAGAAGTCCGGGGCATCCGTCGCCTCCTGGCTCGCCTGCTCTCGGCTGGCGCCGGCCAGCCACTCGTCCACCGTTAGCCCAGCACGAAACCACCGCGGCTCTCGCCCGCCGTCTGGCCATCGCCGTCGGTGGTTCTCCCATCCCAGCGTCTTGAGGATTGCGGCCACGCGCATCTGCTCGGGCTTGCCGTGCTTGCCCGGGTCCAACCCAATGGCATGCAGCAGGATCTCGTCGGTGCTGGCCCAGTCCACCGTGGCGGCAGTGAACTTGAGCCGCGCAGGGTAGCGGTCCTCGGCCATGCGGCCGTCCAGCCACTTCTCCACGCGCCCTTCCCAGCTGTCGCCCACGTACCGCGCCGCCTGCTCTGCGGCTGCTTCTGCTGGTAGCTGCCACCATTCGAATCCCGCATCGAACATGTGCACCGCCTCGGCCCACAGCTGCTCACGTTGCGCACTGATCGCATCGATGAGCACCTCACCGTCGGTGCGCACGGGCAGAAAGCGCCGGCCACCGGTCGGATCGCGCAGGTATTGGTGTTCGTTGGTGGTGCCGGCGAACACGCACTCGCGCCGATAGGAGCGCGGCACGCGCTCGTAGGGCGCTCTGAACTTGTCCACGCGTCGGGTGATTGCGGTCTTGACGCTGGTCACGTCGGCCTTGGAGAAGCTGTCCATCTCGCCGATCTCCACGCCCCACGCGCCCTGGATGACCTGGTAGAAGTCCTTGCCGCTGGGCGACTCGCTCGTTTCCACAAACCACTGGCTGCCAAAGATCGCGCGCAACGCGCTGGACTTGCGTTTGCCCTGCTCGCCTTCGAGCACCAGCATGAAGTCCACCTGCGCGCCCACCGATGGCTGTTTGGCGTCGAACCACAGCACGCGCGCAACAGCGCTCACCATGAAACATTGCGCTGCGCGTCGGCTGTAGGTGGAGTCCGCAGCGCCAAACAGATCAACCAGCATCCGCTCCACCCGCGCCTCGCCATCCCACTGCAGGCCGGTGAGGAATTCGCGGATGGGATGGCGCCGGTAGCGCCGGGCCACGGCGATCACGGACTTGAGCACCAGCTCGTCGCTGCACTTCATCGCGTAGCGGTCTGGATGCTGCAGCCACGCCGCAAGCTCATACGCATCGGAGTCGATGAACTCCTCGCGGCTACCACCACGCCACGGCGGGTCGCGCTCCAGCTTCACCTGGTTGCTCGAATCGTTGAGCCACCAAAGCCCGGCCAGGCGCTCGTCGTGCTCCATGATCAGGATCAGGTTGTGCAGCGTGCCCTCGACGTTGCGGTCGCGGTTGTATGTCAGCTGCGCTTTCCATGCGTCCGGGTTGTGATCCCCGCCGCCCGGTGGCGCAGCGCCCAGCCCACCGTCTACGACGGTAAGCGTCTTACGCTTGGTCAAAGTCAT